CGAGCCCCGTTATATCGTCCCCGAATGTCTTTTTCATAGGATGTATGTATTTGCAAAGTTTGTGCCCTGGGTTGATTTTCTGGAGCTCCTCCAGTATTAACACGAGGTCTCCGGTTCCAGAGCACGCTCCGAAAATAGTCACCGTCCACCCCCTCCCATCGCCAAGGCGTTTGGCAAAATTATAATTTATCCACCATGATGTTGTAGAATTTTCGGGCAAAGATATCAACGACAATATGGTGTCTGCATATTCGCCGTACCCGATAGATTCAAGCTGCGCGATAACCTCTGTGGGGATGTGCGTGTCGCTTGGCGGTATGACAACCACGGGGGGCGGCGAGGGCGTCTGGTTAAGATCAATAAGCTCTGTCGCAAGGGCTTTCTTGAAGTTTGCTCTTCTCCCAGGGCCCAACCCTTCTATGGAACCTAAATGTGTTTCGACGAGCGCCATCATCTTGGCAACAAAGTCTTGCATAAGTTCGTTCTTATTTTCATCTGTTATAATCATTGTTACCAATTAATATAATATTTATAAATGATTTCTACAAATATAATAATATTGTATTATAATAATAATAATGAGTGGTAAACAACAACCGATGGTGAAGTGGGGATCTGCAAGGTCGGGAGCAAGGAGAAGTCCTTCGCCATCTCCCAGAAGAAGAAGCCCGTCACCATCTCCCAGAAGAAGCTCGACGCCCAGAAGAAGCTCAACACCCGTCAGAAGCTCGACGCCTGTTAGAGACTCAACGTCTCAGAATTCAAGGTTCTCCCCCAGGACTACGGCAGATCTTCAGAGGAGAGAGGCAAAGGTAAATCGGAGGAGACTACAAGCAGAAGCCAAAGCGCACAAGTTTGCAATGCAGCAGCAACGTCAAGAGACTAGACACTCGAAACGCTCGCAAGACCTCGAATATACAGCGCAACACAAGGAAGTATATGGGATGACGCCTGCCACGAAATACGGTATTATGGCAGGGGTTGCTGGCGTGATCGGGTTCCTAGTATTTCAACAAATTTGATCAATCGAGCATATTCCCGAGTGTAGTTATGGCGCACATCGCTTGACTGTCTCGTAATAAATATGCCGCGACGGCGTATCCTAATAACAATACGGACATTGCGAAAGACGCCCAGCGGAGGACCGATTCTGTAGACTTGGATTCGGAATTTTTGTCATGGGCCAAGGGGTCATAATATATCTTTTTGATAGACCCCTTAGCAGCATCGAGCACTGCCTTTGCCTGGGAAAATGACCTAAAACGTTCGGATACCTTCCCTTTGTATTTCATATTGTCTACAGTATACTCGACGTTATATATAACGTTGAAGTACGTCGTCGTAGACCTTCTCCCCGAAGAGGATGTGTATGCTTTGATGTCTCCATCAACGACAGTTGCGTCGGCAAGAATGTAGGAACTGGTATCCCCGACAATTCTACTTGCAAACAGGCTGACCAGCAGTAGTACGACGCCGATCACACCAGATATGACACTGCCTGTTACTAAACGTATCTTACAATACTTAGAGATGAACGACGAGTCCATGGTTATAATACAATCACATATAATATTTGAATTGTCAAAACGAAGATGCGCGTTGACAAACAAATCTCCTATGTACTTACTTATCGTAAAAGAGAATCTCGAAGTTCCTCTTGTTGATACCTTTCAGACCCGCTTCGTTCGCGAGGTCGTGCCTTATAGACAGAACCACCCCTTCTGTGAGAGACACTGGAATGTATCCAAGATCGACAGATACATCCACAGATTTCTTGTATTCTTCGAGTGTCACCTCGGATAACTTTATTGCGACTATCAGTGGTTTATACTCTGTCCGTATCCAAGTCTCTAACGTGTCAATCATCATCAACGGGAATTCCGTGGGGAAGTCTTTCTCCTGTAGCACTTGGCCAATGTATAGGTTATCGGTGTTTACAATATCCACAACGTTCAACTCATATTCCTCAAATAATTTGAAGCAAGAATAATTATCCATCGTAGTCGGGTACTTGATATTTAGAACCCGCTGGTTTCTGCGAAGAACCCCGAGTCTCCCCATGATCTCTTCTAAAATACTTCCAATCCCCCCGTGTTTAAAGTTAGAAAAAGGACCCTTTGCAATCCTTGCCAGAGCGTTTTCTTCCTCCATGCTGTTATCTGATCTAGCTGTTTACTTTTTTTTTAGTTTTTTTACGTATCAATCAAATCCTATATACACTACGCGGGTATCACGTGTTTTCAAAATGTCCTTCGTTACAACAACTGCGTCTTCGAAACGTTTCTCTCGGATCTTTTTCGAAGTCTTACTCCACTGGTTTTTGGCATCGGTCGTGGGGTTCAAGCGCACCCATGACACTGCGTATTCGGGATACTTCTGGAGCAACTCCGCCGTCACCAGATGCATTCGATGTTCGTCACATTCGTAATCCTGGTGACCGTTCTCGTCGACCTCCAAACATACGACGATGTCATCTCCGAAAACGACACCGTCCAGACGAGCATATGATTTGGATGTTTCATTTGGGTTGAACGTCACCCTGAACTCTCGTTGATGAACGTCGATCTTGTCCTTGACATAAACAAAGAATTCATCCTCGAATCGCTTGTATTGCTTCCGCCGGGAATCATTAGGGTCACACGACACGCAATACTCATGTCCATTATACAGATACGTTCTCACAGGACACGGTATGACATACCCGGGACAGACCTTGCAGACGACATTGATCATATCAACAGTCTTACACTTTGAACAGCAAATACCAGCGATTTCTCCGGGCACGTTGAACTTTGGAATAGTTCCGCACGGACATTTCTCGTGAATGACGTCGATCATATCACCGGTCTTGCAAATCTTACAACAAATCGGTTTCTCTCCCGGGACATTGTAAATCGGCCGCCAACCACACGGACACTTATTGTTCACAACGTTGATCATCTCATCAGTCTTGCACATCATGCAGTACATGCCTTTCGTTTGTCCAGGCATATTGAAAAACGGTTGTTTACCACACGAACATCTCTTGTTAATTACGTCGATCATCTCATCGGTCTTGCACCCTTTACAGCATATGCCCTTCGTTTGCCCAGGGACATTGAAGTTCATTTGTTTCCCACATGAACATTTCTCGCGTGGCATTTACTTTATAATTTTACAAATTGTTACTTAAGTTAAATAAGATGATGTGTCAATATGTCAGATACCTTATTTCGGATAGTTTGCCATTCCATAGATAGCGGCAAGGTAGTCCATAATCTGCTGATCTGTCACCAGTGGGAGAGAGGTATTTGAGAAAAGATCGCGAACAATCGGGTTGGCTGGTTTCACTGGCGCTCCGGGAGGGATCTGCACATTTGGCTTGGTGGGGGGTGTAGATTGTTGGGGAAAGTTTCCCTGCTCGACGGCGGCAGCGGAAAAGTAGTCACCGAGATCTCTAGAAAGAGAGGTTTGTGCCCTGGCAGTGGGGGCGGCTGGTGGCTTGGCAGGGATGGTGTTTTGTGGCTTTAGCATTGCGTATGCCCAGTCGAGAACAAACGTCGAAGGTGGCCCCGTGCCCTTCTCCTTGGTGGAAATGGCGAACCCGTCGAAAGGAGAGTTGCTTAGATAAAACAGACGTGATACCACGGGAGGTGCATCTTCGAAAATGATGGTAAATAGGAGCTCTGGAATACTCCACTTTCCCGCGATATCCAGTTTAAGATCATCAATCACATCGAAAGTCGCATCTGTGTAACCATCCTTGGCACGCTGGAGGACGCATTTCTTCAGTTTGCGCTCTGCGATGTCGTATAGAACGTTAGAAGCACGCTCGTATTCGGCGCGCTCCATCTTATACTTCTTGTTGGATTCCTTGGTAGTCTCAATAACCTGATTGAGGAAGTTCATTATGATGTATTGTGATTTGAGTGCATTACTGTGGTTATAATTCGCGTCCTGTCAATATAATTATTACTTTCTTTCTACCCCTGGGTCAAAGGACACTTGTTCGGATGTCTATAAATACATGGTTCGCATGGGTTTATGGCAAATATTTTATAAACATCTACTATGTCTTCTCGCGTTCAGACTGCCCTGGTCAAGCAGCTCACCCGCCAGTTGAAAATTGCTGAAAAAAAAGAAGACCAGCGTCTGCACAGGGAGCTTCGGCATCGCGTTAGGAAAATCAAATTGGTCAACGACCATTTTGATGAGCAGCATGACGAGATTTCAATTAGTTTTGAAAATTATCGCGAACAGATTGTTGATGCTATTGCAATTAACAAAATGAGATTCGAACTTTGTATTAATCAGAAGCTCGAAGACATTGTAGATTACGACTACGTCATCAACCACGATGAAGTTATAGAAGACGTTGACGAGGTCGCGGAGAGGTTGTATTCTGATCAGAATTCTCTTCTATTTTTCGGAAGTCTGTATCCGACAAAAAACAATAATTCTTACAACAACGACTTTTACTGGTTTACTTTTGCTCTCCTGGTATATATGTGCAGCGTCCTATACTAATTTACTCCTTTGTAAGAGACCGAAGAACAATCGTTGACACAGACCGAGGCTGGGTTGAAAACTCGGATATAACATTGAAAGTAAGGTTTGTCGATACAAAAGATAGTCATATTGACATATTATAGTATTTGAGCTATGAAAATTTTAATTTGTAACTAAATGATTACCGTGAGTAAATATGGGTTTCCTAAAAAATCGGATATAGAACCTAAACTTATTAGAATAATCGGCAAAAATGTTATATACTGTATCTATTTCCCAGATAGCGATAAAATGTATATTGGCCAAACACATAATTTGTGGACTAGAATGAGTATATATAGAAGAAGTATACACAATGGTAATTTGAAGAAAAACCAACGGAAATTATTCAATGCTATAATGAAATACGATTATAAATTTACAATTACTGTTTTGGCAGTTAACATAGACGATGCTAAATTAGACGACAACGAAACTTCGTACATAACAATGTTCGACTCTTATAAAAATGGGTATAATTCAACGGGAGGTGGTAGAGTTGTACGGGGAGAAAATCATCATATGTTCGGCAAGAAACATACCGCCGAAGCAAAAACTAAAATGAGCTCAGCTCACACTGGTAAAGTTCTTTCAGAACAGACCAAGACAAGAATAGGTACGGCATTTAAGGGGAAACAACACACTGAGGAGTCTAAGGAAAAGATGAGCGCAGCACTCAAGGGACATATTACGAGTGAAGAAACCAAAACCAAAATAAGTCTGTCCTTGAGCGGCGATAAGAATATTAATTTCGGAAAAACGGGCAATATGTCCTTGACATCAAAGCCAGTCGTTGTTGATGGCGTTATATATTGTTCCGCCAGATACGCCTCACAAAAAGCATATCCTAATAATAATACGGGATATGTAGCGAGCTTTATTTCTAAAAATCCTGAGTCCGACCGTATGTTTTACATTTCGAAGGAGTTTTACAAATACTGCCAGGGGAGTAACATTTTTAATGTTAATTAAAGATGTAATTTGGTCACAATGCACGGAGAACGATGGTGCTAACGCAATTTTTCTGTGTTGAAAACTTACAGATCGCCACCCGGCCATAGTCACTCAGCTCTATTTTATCGGAGAAACCAGCCCCGTCCCTCACAAAAAGGTTCATTTTCTCGATGAGCTCTTTCACCTGCTCGTTCTCGGAGTCCAAGCCAAGCTCCTCGAACTTCTTCCTGAATTCCACAACCTCTTTCAGGCGTGCCTCTGTAGTCTTTGTGGGCTTCATCGTGGTATAGAGTATACAATATACATTAAGTTCTTATTTGCGTCTTGCTCTCGGAACTTTCCTGTAAGTCTCAGGGACGTTTTGATTCGGAGTTAATTCGTCTCCGTACCCGTATATACTGGAATCTTCTTTCTTGAGCATGCGAAGTTGAAAGTTGCACGGAGCAGACTGAGTTACAAGGTTGGCACGTGCATCGACAAAAGACACCTGCAGCCTGTCTATCCCCGCGATAGGATTCCCGAGACGTATGTAGTCGTAATTGTAAGTGTTTGTGTCAGCAACAAAAACGCTATTCCCAACTCCGTCCAGCGTTATCTTAGCGAATGCAAAGTTCATACCTCCTGATGGACCGGATATTTGATTCAACCCCTCTATCGCGAGGTACTCATAATACATATTGGCTATCGAGGGGAGGGTGATATCAACCAGCTGTACCGCCTCGATGTTTTTGAACCTTGTTGGGAGGAGACACGTAAACGATGATAGGTTTCCATTGTAAATATCAGTGGAACTATCAATTGCTATGATATATTCCTTGTAAACCATGGTATACGGGCTTAATATATTTTAAATCTAAATATACTACTATCCCAAATATATAATCTGTCGATACAAGAGCCTCGTATCGACAAACTGTGGAAACATACATCATATAAATAATCAGTCAATTCGAACAGGGTTGGCACTGTACCCCGCGGCATAATACATTTGGGGCGGCATCTGCTGCATTTGGGGCATCTGACTTTGTTGGGGATAGTAAAACTGCTCTGCCATATTTTGCATATTTACCCTTGGTATTTCGGCTACCTTTTTAGGTTGGCTTATGTCCAACAGGATGATGATAACAAACAGCACGGCAAGTATCGCGAGCATCTTTTCGGGAGACGTGAAGATATCATCAAAGAATCCCTTGATATTGCTGGCCGATTTGTTGCACATCCCTAGGATCTTTTTCTTAACTCGGGCATCCATCATATTCCACACCGCACTTATACCTTTCTTGCGATACGTATCCGCGATGAACTCTTGGACTTCCAACTTCGTGATTTTCCTGTCCTCTGGTATCACGAGGATCGGAGGGTCTACGTCCTTCGTGTCAGCATCCTCCACGTCTTCGCCGAACACTTTGTCCTGGAACGCAGTGCGCTTATTCACAGGCTTCTTCTCCCCGGTTTCTAACGAATTAACCCCAAACGCATCCATAAGCGTTGCAAATTGCATTTTACTACTGTTGTATATTATTATTTTATTATTTTATTATTATGCAAAAAACATATCGTCAAACCAGAGTATAAATAAAAACATTGTATGTAAAACCCCCAAATGGGGTATATTTATATGCTCACGTCACCAATTGGAGAAGCGACGCGGCATCTAGAGAAAAAAAGCAGTACACCTATTTGGAGCTGCGCTAATGGAAAAAGTAACTCTGCTTATGGTTTCAAGTGGTCATATAATGCAATAACTTAATAAATTTCCCCTATGAACCGCATATAATGAATAACGACGTTATTTGTAAAATCGCTTCTACTATGGAAAGATGTTCTGATGTAGCAAATCTGAGTATCGCCGTGTGTGACCAAGATGCGATTCGACAGAGAAAAATCCAGGAATACGACAGAATCTTAAAGATAAAGATGCAACACTTTTGGTACGGCAGACTGGCGGTGTTATTGCACGTTTATAGGCACACGTATTTCTGGGACCAGTTCGTCCCACGAGTTTTTGCAATTAACGATCACGTTCGGCACCAGTTTGCCAGTTATTTTCGCGGATGGGATGTTAGTGTTTGCGGAAGAAAACTGTATATGTCAACTCGGGTGATAGATGAGGTGATTTCTGTAACCGTAGATCTCCACGCCCCTCATCATTCCATCAGAGAAAACGACCCCTTCGCTTTCAAGTTCGACATCACCCACACGTCCATTCCTTTAGACGTGGATTCTTACAAGCCTCGTGGCAAATACTCGTCCGTCCTGTCGGCGATGTATGAGGCTCTCCGTGAGAAATCCGAACAACGAGGAGTATATTCGCACTACCAGGGGGTTGTGTGGGAAAAATTCGTTAGCTGGGAAGAAATGGAAGATATCTTCAAGAAGTACTTGGCCGATGACTGGGAGTGCAACGATGGTCTGTATTACAATATAAACGGGGTGGGTGAGAGCAGTGTATATTGCAAAGTGCAATTGTCTTCTTGGTCCATCAAACTTCGCACCCAACACTCCCTCTGCTGGCTGCGCCCCGTCAGCGGAAGCATTTCGTACAACGGCTCGCAAACATCTACCAATCGCGGGTTTCGCGGGAGCCTTGATAGGAGACTGTTTCGTATTATCCAGGAGTTCCATGAATTTGGAAACATCTTCCCTTGCAACTTGACTTTCCCAATCCATATAAAATTGAATGGGCAACGGCATATGTTCCCCACTTGGAGCGAACTATCCAGATTGTCTGGAATCAGTATGTTGACTTTGAGAAAAATGTCAACGCCTCTTCCTCGTGGAGTGTTCATCGATTTTGATACAAACACGTATCGCAGGAAACGAATTTCGTTCGAAGTGTAAATGTGTAAATGTCGTATAAAACTCTCAAAAAACATGTAAACGTAAAGTAGTTGCAAAAATGAACAGTTCAGCCGGAATACTTCCAATCAGCAGAAACGAGCACGGGGATGTAGTTTTTCTATTAGGTAAAGATTCGAGAGACGGCGTTTTCTCGGACTTTGGAGGAAAAGCCGAAACGATAGACAATGGCGATCCTGTAAACACTGCTACAAGAGAATTTTACGAAGAGACGCTCGGGTGTCTTTGCAACTCCCCCCATTCCATTCGGGAGCGTGTTAAGAAGATGTCGGTCATGGTCAATGGGACGACCAAGAAGGGAAATGTTTACAGCATGTTTTTGATTGAGGTCCCGTATATTCCCGACCTTCCTCTTCGCTTTAAGAAGATTGTAAACTTCTTAAAGTACAAAAACATCGGCTCTGCCTACATTGAAAAGTCAGAGCTGGTGTGGGTATCTCTGGATGAGATGTTTAAAATCCCCAAGAGACAAGTATTTTCCGATACCATTTCGAGCAACGCGGCTACGCTGAGGAAAGTTACAACAGAGTCTTGGCGCGCGATGTTCGAGGAATGTGTGATCCCAAATATCATTTCCCCGTCTAGGTCGTCACCACCTAGTACAGAAATATATAAACATCCGCACGCTATTCGGCCATATTGACACACTTTTTATTAACTTACATTAACTTATATGATATATTCCTTTATCATATAAATATAAATGGGACACATTTACATGCTCACATCTCCGTCTGGAAAGACGTACATCGGTCAAACTACCCGGCCTATAGAAAAACGCCTCGAAGAACACAGAACAGGTCAGAGCAGTGGTTGTCGGGCGATTTACAACGCCATAAAAAAACACGGATGGGGTAATTTCGAAACAGATTGGTACGAATGCCCTGACGAGGACTTGAACTTCGACGAAGAGCTCCTGGTGAGAGAGATGGGAACGCTATCGCCGGGCGGATACAATCTCAGAGAAGGCGGTGGTAGTCACGGTAAAATGAGCGAGGAAACCATACAAAAGATGAGTGGCGAGAATCATCCTATGTATGGGAAAACTGGCGAGAAGAATCCTAATTATGGGAAATCACACGCAGAGGAAACCAAAAAAAAGATAGGTAAGAACAATCCCAACTCCAAGAGGGTGTATCAGTATGACTTAGAAGGAAATCTACTCACGTCGTTCGAGTCGACCTTAGAAGCTAGTCGGTATTTTAAAAAAGCACAGTCGACGTCTATCAGCAGATGTGCTAACGGTGTAAAAGGATTTGGAACTGCGTATGGTTTCAAATGGTCATATTGACAATGTGCGTATTAACTTAATGCGTTTTTTTGTAAATAATATTATATTGCCTGTCAGTAATGACAGTCACTCTAGGAAACACATTCGACACCCGCCCGGCCATGAGAGTATCTGGCGACGCGGGTGGTGTTGGTATCCAGCTCCCGCAACGCTTTACTGATCGGCAAAAGCCCACCCAATCCGCCCCGTCTATCGGCGACTCCGACTTTGGCGATGAGTCGGAACTGAAGGAGATGATGAAAGATATCGCCAACCCTAACAAGACCAGGAACGTGGAAGACATGTCTTCGGACTCTGGTAGCGACGTGTCCGCGGATTATGATGGTGATGGTGATATATACAGCACGTCCAGCGGCTCCCCCACTGAGAAGCGCCGGTCCAGCTATTTCACCGAGGAAGAGCAGCCGTCCCAGGGTTTCCTGACCATCGGCGACGAGAAAGCAGACATTCTGTTCAGGCTCGAGGTGCTTCGCCGCCAGGGTATTGAGCCCAGGAAGTTCAGTGCGCGCGATGATATCCGCGAGATGCGTGCGGAACTAAACCGCATTAAGACACATCTGGAGCTGGATCGGAGTCTCAAGTTTTCCAGGAAGGCTGTAGTGGGCCTTGCATCGGCCTTGGAATTCCTGAACGATAAGGTAGATGTGCTTGACCTAGAGCTCGACGGGTGGTCCGACCAGATGCACCAGGCTGTATACACGCAAAAAGATTATGACAGTATTTTCGAGGAGCTCTTCTTCAAATACCGCGGAAAGGTCCAAACCCCTCCTGAGGTTCGTCTGCTGCTTACATTCGGTGCATCTGCGCTGACCTTCCACATGAGCAACGTGATGGCCAAGAAGGCCTCCAAGATGCTGGAGGAAGGTGGTGACTCCGGTGGCGGTATGATGGACAGTATCATGAAAATGATGACCGGTGGCGCAGGCGGTGCGGGTCCTCAGATTCAACAAAAGCAGCCAGAGCCCGTCGCCCCTCCTCCTCAGAGCAGTTTCATGCAACAGGCTCAGCAAATGCACACCCCCCCGGTGGCACGGAAGGAGATGAAACCTCCTACGTTTTCGTTCCCTCAGTTTGGCACGGCCCCTACCTTTGCAGCCCCCAACTTCACAGCCAGTCACATCGTCCCAGAACAGACGAACCTGAAACCTGACATGAGGGATTCCATGCCTTACATCCCAGATGACGAATCGGAGAGGCTGTCCGACATCCCGTCTGACCTGGAGTCTCCCCCGCCATCTGATTTCGGTTCTCCGGAAATGAACATGATTAAGGTAGAAAAGACGGTTCGCAAACCCCGTGGCAGAGCGAGCAAGAAAGCACAGCCCCGGATTATTGAAATTTGATTGTCCTTATTATTTCCCTTCTTGCCCTTTGAATCATTTGTCGCTGTGTATTACATGCCGACAAACGATGTGTTTTGAGTGTGTTCGAGTAATAGTTACAATGTAAAAATTAATAGACCATGCCGTTGGGAAAGCAAGCCCAGAATGCATCTGCCGCTACATCCGCATACAGTCCGTTCTTATTGACAACATACATGCATACATCTGCGTCTCCTGCATAATCGTTATGTGTCGTCTCGAATTCATCGTCGCCAATGAAAAACACCATCCGCGTCGTGATGAGACCATTGCACTGCTGAATTTTGTCAACGTTGAACACAGTTACGTAAAGATGTTTCAGAGACCCCTCGAATAGCGGGACTTCATTATACAACACGTGGCTGGTCTGGACGAAGTCAAGGACACACCAGATAGTCGTATGAATTTGCTTCCTGTTATCTTCGTCCTTGGCTTTGATTGCCATCTTGTAGATGTTCCTGGAGATGTCAGCTGGGAGCATATCCATCTTGGATGTTTGTTTGCGTGAATATATTTGTATTAAATGTATGATCGCGGCGACGCCTTATATGGTGTTTTCAGGTCCCGGGACAAATGACATCTTACTTCTTCCAGAGAGGGGTTACGTCACCTGGGGTCCACGCACGAGCTTTCAGGTTCTGCTGGGCGAACGGATATCCGGGATCTACCGCAAGAATGTCCGGCTTAGAAACGTCGCGATTGAAACGGTTCTCTGCCAGCTGACCGGATGCGATGTTGAGCGCACCGGGTGTCGAGTATGGGTTCTCAACGGTACTCTTGGTGCCGAACTGAGGTACCTTGCCCTCCGTTGCGAGAGAGCCGAAGGTTTGGGCGATGGGGGTTGGCATTGTGTGGCTGTATCCATCGTATTTGTTCTTATCAATAAGGCCGTATTTGCCCATCGCGGCAGGCTCGAAGACGTTGCTAGACCCCCCGGTCGGTCCAGCGCCAGGAGTATACGGACGTGACTGGTCACCCATCTTGGCGAAGTTTCTGGTCGGTGGCTGCAACTCAACAACATCCAACCTCTCTGCCGCGCTGACGGTGGTCCCTGCCCCACCTGTGTAGTACACACTTTCGTAGGATTCGCGGAGAGTGGGTTCTGGGACGAAACCTGGGCGCGTTTCTCCTGCGGATTGAACCCCCCCATTTGGTCCGGCGGGCATCAAGTACCTGTTCACAAGCCCCCTCTGGGTTTGAAGCGTGAAACTCTCGGGGCCTTCCACCGAATAGCCTCCTACTCCCGAGTATTGACCGCTCGTGCCACTGGCGTTGATCATGGGCGTCGTGTCTCCCTCGCCAGTGCGGGGACGGCCGCGGGTCTTATCAAGGTACCTTGCCTGCTGTCCCTCGACGATACTGTCCGACGGTCCATTGTATCCATCCTCGAAGGGACGGAGGCCTGCGCATCCACGGGGTTGTTTTCCGTATTCCGTCCGACCGACGATGGCGCCGTTCGGGGTTGCCAACGGGGGGCGTTCGTCGTAAGGGATAACCAGTGCACCGGGGTTGTGGTTGATGCTGGAAACCTGCTGGATCTCTCCCTTTCCACCCATGGTCGTTCCGCCGGAGACAACACCTCCTGGAAGCGTATTCAGCTTGTAATCATTGATGTTCAGTGGCATCTGTCTATAGAACTGCTGGAAACCGCCCGTGGCAGCAACCTCCGGACCCACGCCGAGACCAGGGCCCACGCGAATTTGCTCTGAGGGAAGAACGTTGTTGTGGGTGCGCGCGGTAATGCTTCTGGCCTTGGCAAGTTCGGCATCTCCGGGAGCATTTCCGACAGTGCCCGAGGAACCTACTCTCCCCTGGGGGGTCATACCGAACATTGTATCAGCCTCTACCTTGTGCTTGTAGGTGCCGGACACGGATGTCCCTTCCAGAACATCACCGGTGAACAGCTCCATCTTCCGCTGCTTATAGTCGGTATTTGTGTTCATCGTTTTCCCAGAGGTGAAGTATGGCATCACCTCTGATGGTCGCATGTTAGGAGTGATGATACCTGATTCCTTGGGAACCTGAGCTTGCTTCCATCGTTTTTCCGCCTTCTTTCTATATTTTCTCACCATGTCGGTCGGCTTAACGTCATAGTCTTCGCGAACTCCGTTGCCAGACCCCAGAATGTCGGCGTATCTGTTCCTGTCCTGACGAGGTGCTCTTCCCTCTTGGCTGTTATAGAGCCCGTAACCAATGATCGCGGCAATGGACAAAAGCTCCATCTCTATTATAATCTAATATAGTATTATTATTTTATTTTTTAACATTTGTCGATAAATGTGTATTGTATCGACAAACTGTGATTTTGATATATGTAATTAACGAGTCTTAAGATTGAAGTTCGAAAGGTTCTTGTAGTAGTTCGCGTTCAGAATAGACTGGGGTTGGCCGACGAGACCGGCAGTCATGTGCGCATCAGGCTCGCCCTCCACCCTCCGGACAACCTTGGGCATCTTGGGGGGCTTCACGTAGTACGCGGTCAGGGAGTTGGTGACCTTCTCGACCTGCTTCGCGTTTTTCTGCAGGAACTGACGATAGTTGCTGTCGCTGGGCGTGTGGAACTTGTCCTCGAGGTAGTTGTTGTAAATACCGGACGACACAAAGTTAGTGAATGCGCGACCATCGCTCATTGCCGGCATAATTCTGCTCATTTTGTCTAATATATATTAGTAATAATATTATTTTATAGATATAAATGCGCTGGGATGATGCGAAATTATGCGCTATTCTGGGCAGACAAGACTTGTTTTCCAGGAGTAAACCCGTCCTAGAAAAATATGATGAATACAGATCGGCATTGGAGCGAAACCAAATAAATATAGAAGATGTGATCCGCAAGAATATGAAGGGGTCTGACATAAAATGGATGCGAAATGCGTTTCCATACGACGTTGACGAGTCAAGACACTATCTAATATGGTGCGAGGTGCCTCTGACCAACGAAAAGATAAACGAAATCGCGTTAATGCACGTAGGCACGTTAGACTATTTTTGCTTCGTGAACCCCGAAGAGCTACAGAGTGTAAACGGCTTATGGCATGCCCACTGTCTTGTGAGGAGAGGGTAGAGATTACAATTGTGTTTTAATATACGACCATTTAAAACCGTACACGGTTTTATATCCTTTATTGCCACGAGCACACTTGCGAATATTTGAGCCATTTGTTTTCCCAAGACGACGTGCCGCTTCTTCCGTTGACCCGAACGAATCAATAAAATTTCCTTTCAGGTCATACTGATACACTCTTTTGGACCTGTTATGTTTCTCGCCTATAGTTGCTTCTCTTATCTTTTGTTTGGTTTCCTCTGAACGTATTTTTCCATACATAGGATTTTTCTCGCCGCGGTTGGCTTCGCTGAGTTTTTGCTTGTTTTCGTCGCTCAGTGTTTTTCCCCACTGAGGATGCTTATCGCCTCGCCGCGATTCACTCATATTTTTCTTGGTTTCTTCGCTATGTGTTTTCCCACGTTGCGATTCGCTGATCTTTTGTTTGGTTTCCGCATTTGGAGGACCACCATCTCCCCCGATCGTTAGATTATAACCGAATTCACCAGCTGATTTCATCTCTGCGATTATGTTTGTTTCCCACTTCCCGGCATCATATTGAGACCAGCACTTCATAAGAGTTTTAACCGTAATATTTTCAAACCCATACTTGCGAATTGCGGCTTCTATAGCAAGACATTTTCCCTTGGTTTTTCTTGAGTTTTTGATATGTTGTTGAAATCTTTTGCATGCCGCATGATGAGTATATCCTACGTATACTTTGTCCATCGGTGTTTTTAGTTCGTATACTACAAAAGAGTAAAAGCCAGTTTCGTTGTCTGGCCCATTGCTAGTATACCCCATTTATGTAAATTTACACTATCACAGATGCTTTTTATAATCATTATTGTCGATATGAGGATTTCTCGTATCGACAAACTTTGTTTTTTACATACAATAAAATTATTAACCGAACAGTTCCTTGGCATAAAGGTTAGGTTCGATCGTGCTCTGTGCCCAAGGTCCCACGTCAGCCTTGGGGATAAGAGGATTGGCACGGAGATCGTAGTTAGCGTTCTTGAGAGAAGAGCCCTGGGTATTCACACCTACCCACTGTGTAGCGGTCAGGAAGTTCTGGGCTTGGAGGTTCTTGGGGGCAAATTGTGCGAAATCGGCGGCCTCGGGGCTAATCTTGGGCAGCAGCTGGGATGTGGGGGTCAGCAGGGGCATGGCGGGCTTCAGCACCGTGGGGAGAGAGTCCTCGGCGTCCATGCTGTCATCATAAGGCTCATCTTCAGCGTCCTCGATGTCGTCACCCTCCTGGACGTATTCGTCATCATCCTCCATGTCCTCATCCTCGGCGTCGGTGTCCTCGGGGTAGTACATGTCATCATCCTCCATGTCGTATTCCTCGCCCTCTGCGGAGTTCATGTATTTTTCCAGCGACTTGTAAGGCATGGGAGGAGACAGTTTCTTCTCGCTCATGTTTTTGTACAGCATGAAGCCCACGAATACAATCGCAACAAGTGCCAGAATTTTAGCCATGTTAGACATATCCATCGTATTGTATTACTATGATAATATATTATATTTTTTTATTTGAGAAATATTTCTACGCGAAATCTCCCGCGTAATTATATTTTTTCCGTTCGCGAGTAGATTTAATTGAACATTTGGGGAGTTTGGCGAGTTGCGTCTGGACGAGAGACATTATCGAGCCAAATTCAGCAGAGCCAAACCACACGCCGGAAATTTTCAGAATGCACCTAACCTCCGCCGGAGTGCAAAAGGTACTTTCGATGAAATCCCCATCCGTGTCGAACGATGCAAAATCGTCCGAAATCTTAACCTTCAGTGTGTCATGCTCCAGGAACGACTTGAACCCGCTGTCGAGCGCACTGTCCTCGATGCCATTTTTGAACCATTTGGTCTTGTTTTCCTTCGTGATCCTTAGCATGTTCTCCTCGTGGTTCTTTACAAACTTTGCAAACCCGCCAGACACCCTGGCAATCGTCGAATCTCCCGAGATGGGCTCCAACAGTTTTATCACAGGTGTCTGGATCAGGACGGGCTTCCTCAGAGGAACAAAGTACACGCCATTTTCCTTGCGCATCTCCCCGAACTCATACTCCACCTGGGCATCTTTATAGTACA